TCGGTTGTCCGGTATTAGACAAACCCGCTTCGCAATTACATCCTAAACTCATAATTTTATTTTTTTTAGAGTATTAGTATTAAAATTTTTGGTTATCAGGTGACCACCCTTTGTGAATTAACATTTGCAATTCACTTTGTATTTTGTCAAATTAACTCGTAATTCCACACCACTTAAATTTGCATCAAGTATGTTTTGAAACATTCCGTTGTCTTGTTCAACACCGAATCTTGAAAATGTAATCAATTCCCATTCATCAAGTGTTGCAAATTGTCGATTCTTTTGAATGACTTCAATGAACTCCATTGCTAAATTTTGCATCGGATAAACAACATTCTCGCGATGGTCTTTTGTGTAATAATTCCGAATATCGGTTTCATCCAAAAAAAACAATCGAATGTTGCTTTCAAAGTCAATCGTGTTTCCGCGACCAAATTTTTGCACACGAATGATTTCAAGCAACCACGCCAACGGCGTTTTTTCGGTCAAGTTGTTTGAACTCAATGTCCATTCATTGTTGGTTGCAATCTTTGTTCCTGATATATAAAAAGGACTTGAAAGATAAATCACACCATTCAACGGATCAAGATTTGCCGGATCAACCGGTGTTGCCTTTATCCACTCATCGATTTCAATTTCCGTTACACGATATTCGCGTCCAATGTCATCCGAAACAATTTTGCCGACACGCGACCATTTTGTTTTGCAAACATTTGTTCGTTCATTTATCGCATCCCATACACCATCAATCGTGTTGTCGATGTCTGAAATCAAACCATTGATGATTTGTGTGATTTCTTTTGTCATATCCAATATGCCGTTCCTTTGTCAATACCATTATAATCTGAAAAATCACCCTTTCCAACATAGGAAATTGTAATCGTTCCATCATTGTTTCCGCCAACGATTGTCAATGTTTCGCCAACTTTGTAACCTTTTCCGACCTTGTTAATCGTGACCGAATCAATTACACCACCGGTTTCAACAATATCAACCGAACATCCTGAACCACTTCCGCCGGTTGTCGCAACATCCGTTGATGTTGTGTAACCACTTCCGGCATTGTTCAACGCTATTGTGACCACTTGACCAATTGCCAACGAACCATTCAGTAACATATAGTTACGAATGTTTTGATACGTTGTAATCGATTCGTTATATCTTGCATACATCATCGTTTGCAAGGTGTTCACAACAACTGAATTTTCGGTTGTTTGTTGTACGTTTCCAAATGGTGTTTGTTGATTCATCAAATCCTTTGCATACTCGAAATAAATAAACCCTTTTAACATATCTAAAATTCCACGACTTTCAATCATGTAATAAAGATTTTCATCAACATAAAGCGGATCAAACACCAATTTAAAGTTCGGTGATTGCGGAATGTTTGAATCCAAATCGGACACGAAAGCATTATATAAATCAACTCCGAAAAGTTGACGCAAATATTGTTGTTCGTATCTTTCAATATATTCAGTCAACTTATTTGTTGAATACATTCCGGTACTTAATTCCCACTTATTAATGAAATCCGATGTTGTTATTAGAGCCATTATTTTTTCCTTTTTCCAAATTTAGATTTGAGCCACAATTTTAAAACCTTTCCGGTCACTTTCCACACTTGATTCTTTTTCATGAAAGACGCATCCCCATTTGCGACAAAGTCATAAATGCCATCGTTATCAATATCAACTTCCAATGTGTATTCGTCACCCTTTTTTGAATAGTGTGCATCAAATTTTTTGGTATCAATATCAAATTCGACATCACCATTTTCATCCCTATCAAATTCAACATCAACATTTTTCGTGTCGACCTTTACATTGACCGGTTTCTTTTTTCTTGACTTGTTTTTTATTGGTTTTTTACTTTCCATGATGTGTGTTTAAAAGTTATTAAGGTGCTAAAATTAAATCAATATCATCACTAATATCACCATAAACAAACGCCGGTTTTTGATTGTTTTTCACATATGACACCAATCTTGCTTCCGCCAAAATTGTTATCATGTTTCTTGTGAAATCATCCGCATCAAGACCAACACTCATATTGATGTTGTTTCTGAATTTTACGTTCACTTTGCTTAAATCACCAACAAGATAATTTCCGGCAGTCATATAAGTTGAACTAATTACACGCATTCCGGCGATAATCATTTCACCATCACCACTTTGTGTTGGTAAATACATTGGATATGTATATGTTGAATCCGAACCTTTCGTCAATTGAATTGTCGCGATATCTTGTGGATTCAAAACAACGTGTGTTGGTGTGAAATTAACCGCTTCAATTTGTGCCTTTACACATCTTAATAAATCGGAAATGTTCGCATCCTGAATTGCGTTTGCAAATACACCCGCACCGAATGTTGGTAATCCCATAGATGCGTCCAAAAGACCATTGATTGATGTACCACCCGCACCATTCAATAATGCGTTTTCGATTGATTCACGAACTCCCGACATTAAATCGTTGTTTATTTCACCACGAATGAATGATAAATCTTCCAACATTTCTTTTGAAACTTTCACATAAGTTGCTAATTTCTTAACTTCCTCCGAAATTTCTGACCATGTTGGTTCGCTTTCAGTTTTTGCGACACCCTCGCCAACCCATCTTCCATCGGAATCTGCGGTTTGTTGAACATATGTAACGAACTTTGAATCCGTTGCACCGGTGTTGACATTTTCGAGAATTCCGTAACGATTACGAACCGTTCTATCAACTTCCGAATCAAAATCAGTTAAAGCATAATCACCGGTATAATCCGCGATTGTTGTATCCTTTACAGAAAGACTAATTTTTGTCCCTTTTTCAACCGCATCCTTGATTTTTTCGATGTTGTCGGTGTAGGTTTTTGCAATTGCTTTTCCTAATGAAAGTTTTTCCAATTTAGGTTCAACCGCTTTTTCACTCATTGCCTCAATTCTTCCTTCGAATTTTGCAATACTTTTTTCAATGTCCTGATTCTTTGCCTCAAGACCTTTTAATGCTTCCAACTCCTCTTTTAATGCTTTCACATCATCGTTCGTTGGCACATTTGTCATTTTTTCCGTAAACATTCCATCTAATTTTTCGATGACTTGTTCCGGTGTTAAATTTGTGTTTTCCACGTTTTTAAGTTTTAAAATTTAAAATTATTTATTTGTTCATCTTTTGCACAACGGCATTCCAATCAAATGGTTTGATAATCTCTTCTGACTTGATTTCGTTTGATTGGTCAATGACCGGATCATTCGTTGCAAGTAAAATTAATTGACTATTTAAATATTTGATTTTCATTTCCAATTCATGCAATCTTTCATCCGTTCCTTTTCCGTTTGTAATGGCACGAATGCAAAGATTTAAATCGTTTGTTATCTTTTGAATGTGGTCGGTTTTTTCTTGACCTTTCATTCCGACAACGTGTGTGTGTTCATTTGAACCAAAGGTGACCGCCGAACCCTCCCAAAGAATAAGTTCTTTAATCTCGTTATATCCCCCACCTTTTATTGTATCATCTTTTACGAACTTTATTTTGTCCGGTATGTATTGAAATCCGATTGAATGTTCCTTGATAATACCATCCTGATAATCCATGAATGCATCATCACCATCGGTTGAACGACCAAGTTGACCAACGGCATAAAGACCGAAATCATCTTCCGCCAATTCAACAAATTTTCCGATTTGCTTTTCCCAATCATGATGACGTAAAAAAGCAATCTTTCGATTTGACGTTGATTTTATTCCGCGTTCTTTTAAGGATTTTTTAAATGCACCTTTTTTGATGATGTCCATGTCGGAATCAATTGCATCAAATTTTGAAAGATACACCGCCACTTGCCTTGATCCGGTGTCAATATCTTTTATTTCAAAAGATTCCTTTAAATTGTAAAAGTTGTTTTTCATCTTATAATGTTTTATTCAATTACCGGTTCGGGTTCTGTCCATTCAGGACTTGACATCAACGTCAAACATTCCGCATGACTTAATGTTTCAACCGGAACAATCGTTCCATCGATTATGAATGTCGGTTCGTGTTCTTGTTCGTATTTCAAAACAAACAATGTTTCATCAAGACTTTTTCGAATTGTGTTTTCACTTGTTTCACCAACTTGTGAAAAGTCTACATTGAGCAAGTCCGCATTGTTTACAATTATGTATGTGTCCGGTAAATGTGACATATTTTATTTTTTAATTATTGTTTTTATGTTGGCACATCTGTGCTAAAAGTTGTAAAGTTTGTCATTGTTCCATCATTACCACCGCTTCCGTTATCTGTTAATGTTGGACTTGTATCACCATCACCACATCGCCACCAAGATAATGGTGGTGTGCTTAAATCATTTAAGTTGTTAGGTACACCGCTATTGTAAATACTTGTCACATCACTTGCTGATAATTCTGAATTCCATACGGAAACCTCGTCTATGTTGCCTTCAAAATTCCATTGGTTTTGACCTGTTAATCTGCCTATATTTGGCTCTGAAGATGTAAAGGAATTAATGCCCGTACTTGATGCAGTACCTTGTGCATTTGGAACACCATCAATGTATAATTTAATGCCGTTAGCGTTTGCCGTTCCGTCATAAGTTGCTAATATATGAATCCATTGTCCGCTATTGGGAGTAACTCCTACACTTTGTGCAGATGAAGATGATAAATTTGTATTGTGTATAGCAAAATAAAAACTATCTATGCCTCCACCTCTCCAAAACAAATTCCAATTTCTTTGACCACTTCCCGTTGTGTCTTCTGCAATAATTACTTGAATATTTGTACCTCCTCCACCTGTATTTGTTGTGGGTATTTTAACCCAAGCGGAAACGCTTATTGTAGATGTAATTCCTAAACTTGCAGTGCCTATAACTACTGCGTCATCAATTCCATCAAGTAATATGGATTTAGTGTTGAATGTTGGCGGTACATCCAAAACCCTTGACGCTTCCGCCATGTTTTGTGTTGTCGCATTATTGCCACCGCTACCTTGATCCGTTAATGTCCAATTTGAACCATCAAATGTTGCTTCTTCGCCCATTCGATACCATATTGTTGGTAATGTACTTAATTCATTTAAGTTGTTAGGAACTCCATTGTTGTATATAGTTTCTATGTCGGTAGAACTTAAGGCACTACTAAAATAGGAAACCTCGTCTACTAATCCATCAAAATAATTTTGGTCTAAATCAGATGTAAAAAGTCTACCTATGTTTATAGAGTCAAAACTTCCCATATCATTTAACCACTTTTGGTCATTGTCAGGCACTGTAAATGTTTGTGCTACTGCTACACCATCAACATATAGTTGTGGACTTACTCCATCTTGTACTATTGCTAAATGTATCCAAGTTCCTAAACTAAAAGGATTAACGTCTGTAATGACTGAAAATCCCGTAGTTGAAAAAGAAGATGTTCTCATATCTACCTGAAAACCACTTGCAGTTAATGTCAAGTTTAAGTATTGTCTTGTTTGTGTGGATGCACTAAAACAAATTATTCTTTGTCCATTTACAATGTCATTAGGTTGCAACCATAAAGAAACAGTCCCCTCATTGTCTCCACTAATGGAACTTGATGCACTATTACAATCAATATAATCATCAACACCATCAAATTCATATGAATAAATATCCTGAAATGATGGCGGTGTTGCACCTCCGGAAATTACCGGTGTGTCAACTTTAAACAAACTATATGCACCATTCGAATAAAACATATTTTTACATTCTAATTACAACAATTGATCCGGATGTCAATTGGACACCGCTAAATTTTACACCTCTAATTGGTGCGATAATCACACCGGCTTTTATTGTTCCGCCTGATGTCGAAATGTAATCATCTTTCCGGTCACCACCACCAACTTTAATTGATGTAAACACCGAATCTTCCGCAACATAAATTGCATCAATTGACGCGGTGAATTCCGTTGTATCATTTACAACATACGTTCCATTTTGTAATGCCATTTCTTCAATCGCATCCAATTGTGAATTTCCCATTATTTTTGAGTATTTAAATCCGTTAATATTTTTATTTCATCCGGTGTTAATTCAACACCTAAACCAACAATTTTTTCAAGTGTTTCGGCTTTTATCTTTTGCGTTATTGCCTTGCTTTCCATGTCATCTTGTAACACCGGCAAATGTGAAAAATCCGCTTTTAAATAGTAACCATCCGCATCCAATCCAAATTGCTTCATGATTGAATCGTACATTTGTTGTGTTTCAGGAATGATTGTGTCCTGATAAACCATTCGGATCGAATCACGAACATTGGTAAATGTCGAACCTTTATCCGAACTAAATATGTGATATGACAATCCGAACGCATCAATCAATGCAAGTTTGTCCGCCGTTAACTCCTCAAACAACAATAAATCTTTTGTTGGATATGACATTGGTTTCCAATCCACATTTGCTTCCGTTATTATTACCTCATCCTTTTGTCTATTGTACCAATCCTTTTGAATCTTCTTTTTTTCTTCCGGTGTCATTGGTATCGCACCCCCCAAATCATTATTTTGTGCCGAAAGTATTCCGATTGCACCAATGTTTTCCAACAACACATTTCGCTTGTGATATTGTGCTTTGATATTAGACAACGGATATTTCAATGTTTCAATCCTTGATATTGGTTTGATGATGTTCATTCCATCATCGGTGACCAAATACACCATGTCACGCCAATCAATGCGTTCTGTGGAATGGTCATCGTATTTGAATGTAAATTTATCAACCAAATCTTCCGCATCCATTTGTTTCAATTTCTTGCCGGTCAAATGAATCTTTACTTTGTTTGCCGGTAATGGAACAAACAAGTTGTGAATGCCTCCAATCCTTTCAGGTGAATAACAAAATGTATTTGAATACAATGCATCCTGAACACCAATAGAAAACACCACATCCGACCATGATTGTATCGCGTTTGGATGTTTAATCATGTCAATCATCCAATGTGATTCAACTTTGTCACCATTTTTGTCATATAGACATGGAACATTTGCGGACATCATTGACGCACGTTTTTCAATTACCGCACGTAATTCAGGAATTTCGATATACAATTCCCATGCGTTATTCGTGTCAATCCACACCGCATCCTTTTTTCCCCAAATTTGCGATTGCATTTGAAACATTCGTGACCAATCATTAATGTATCGGTTATCTTGATTGATCCGAATTCCGAAAAACTTTTCCCAAAAATTTTGTTGCATTATAATTTCATTGTGTTACAAAGTTAATGATTAAATTTTAAACATTTGATTTGATTAAAAATTAAACAAGATTTCGGAACATCGATTGAACGAATAATCCTAAACCGGCAATACAATCCGGTGCATCATCGTTTTTGTTTTTACCCTCTTTTGAATAACTCATTACATTGCTAATAAACAATTCACATGATTCGTCGGTTTGTTTCAGGAACGTAAATTTGTTTTGTACGAATGCGGATTGCATAATGATTCGCGTTTGTTTGTTTGTGGTGTTATGTACTTGCAATATCTTTGTGCTTGTTTCCTTTTGTAGATGTCGACCAAACATCGCACCCATTGAATTTGATTCGACACGACAATACGATGCACCCCATTGATTCAGTTTAGACGCACACAAAGGAATTGTGACATCGGTGTTGGCTTTTGACATCAGGTAATCGACCAAATAGAATTGGTTGTTTACAACGGCACAAATCGACATTGCGGTGTAATCCGCTCCCATGTCCGCAACATCAATATATGCGACACACCCTTCAATTGGATGTTCCTTTGTAAGTTGTTCAAATTTGTCCGGATCAATGAATGTTAATTCGTTAAATAATCGACCTTTTACATCAATAGGTTCTTGCATATATTCCGCCATCCATATTTCCTTTGCGGTGTGTTTACGCTTGTCAATGAACTCTTGTGTTGTCATGACATCAGGACAAAAGGATTCACCGCTTTCAGTTAATGCCGGAATGCTTATTGACCGGTCATAAATGCCTTGTTCGTAATTGCGACCAATGACATCGTTCAATGACCAACGTGTTCCAATGTCTATTCGTGAGCATCCCGATTCAAAACGTGAATCATGTGTCGATTGCTTCCATTGGTGTATGCGGTCATTTATGGTGTCACTCAATGCATCCTCAATACCGCGATATAAGTCATCGGTGATACCAACCTTTGTTGCTCCGAATCCAATGATTGTTCCGCCAACACCCGCACCAAAATATCCAACTTGTTTTGATTTGTTGGTGTTCCATCCTTGCAAATTCGCTTTGTCATCTGACAACCTGACATCCTTAAAGACACGCATAAATTTATCCGATTTGAGTATTGCACGAACGTCATAAGAGAATTTTAAGTACAATGTAGCGGTGCAAGTGTTCCGCATGACCGATTGATCCGGAT